AAATGAGTGTATTGATAGGTTCTATAATTTTACTTTTTTTATAAATTTTTTGCTTTTATTAAAAAATAATATATTTATAGATATACATGAAATAAAAACAATTTACACATGACACTATTAGCAATTAATGAAACATTTTTATGGATTGGTTGGTTTTTATTCGTAGTCTTATTTGGACTCGTCGCAATTAACGTAGTAAAGTTGCCTAAGTTCAATCTCTTTAAAAAAGAGGCTACTCCTACACCAGTTGAAAACTTTGACGTAGCAGCAATAGAAAAAGATCCAGAAGATTTGCCTAAAGAAGTCGTTATAGAGCAAGAAAAACCAGCAAAGAAAATGGATAAAATGAAAGCTAAACCCGGTAGAAAAAGAAAAGAAGTTAAATAATTATAAAAGTTATAAAAATACGTTATGGGAAAAATTACAGAGCAAGAATTAAATACAATTAATTCTCTAAAGCAACAAAGTATTGAAGTCGCTTCAGCTTTGGGAGAATTGTGCTACCAAAACATTCTTATAGAGAGTCAAATAGACCTTCTTAAAGAAAAAATAGCCGATATAAAAAAGCAAGAATCAAAACTTTTCGAAGTATTGAAATCTAATTACGGAAATGTTACGATAAATATTGAAACTGGAGAATTCAATTAACATTTTTGAATAAAGTGGCGATATTTATTATCAGATCCAAAACATAAATTAAAATAAAGACATGGCTGAAACATTAATATCACCCGGTGTATTTTTACAAGAGAACGATCTGAGTCAAATAACTCAAGGACCGATAGCAGCAGGCGCTGCATTAATAGGTCCTACAGTAGTCGGTCCAGTAAATATCCCCACTTACGTTACATCTTATTCTCAATACAAAGCTGTATTCGGAGCATCTTTCATATCAGGAGGAACTAGCTACGAGTATTTGACCAGTATGGCGGCTTTGAACTATTTCGAACAAGGCGGAGATTCTTTATTAGTAACCAGAGTAACATCAGGTTCTTACACAGCTGCTACAGCTTCAATACAATCAAACGTTATTTCTGTTGCTGGAATAGGCACAAATGCATCTATTAACATAAGTTCGTTTACATCTACAAATACTGGATCTTGGACAGCTTTTAGAGTTGTAGATAGAAACGATAATTATTACGACATATATCCTACAGCTTACAATGGAGGTACAAATTATAGTACTACTCTAGATTCAGGATATTTTACTCCTAATTCAGGAAATGCGTGGAATATCGGTCAATGGACATCATCACTTATATCTTTTTGGAATTCTACTCCTGAATTGACGGCTTTGTTTACAATGTCTAGCTCAGGAAGTAACTTAATTCTTTCAGGATCTTCCACCAGTGCGGCCAAACACGTATATTCTGGATTGTTTTTTGGTCAGTCAAGCGGATCAGGTACGATTGTCGCTACTTTTAATCAACCTACTCCTCCTGTAACCAGCACTGTATTCGATTTAGAAACTCTATCCGTCGGTTCACTAATGAATAATATAGGCGGAACTGTTACAAACGGTTTGTTACCCTCAGGATCTTCTTCAAACATTCGTTGGGAGATTACTTCAGCATCCACAGGATCTGGTCAATTCAGCTTAATAATCAGAAGAGGAGACGATTACAACAACAGCAAGACTGTATTGGAAACATGGAATAATTTATCCTTGGATCCTAATCAAAATAATTACATAGCTTACATAATAGGAGATCAAACTCAAAATGTTCAAACGGATGAATTTGGTAATAGTTACTTGCAATTGAGCGGTAGCTACGCTAACAAATCTAAATACGTAAGAGTTAAAGCTGTTTATAGACCTACTCCTAACTATTTCGATACATCAGGAAACGTACAACCTCAATATACTGCTTCTTTCCCTCAAGTTGGATCTGGATCTTCAGAAGGAACGTTTAGTTCTGCACAAGGAGCTATTTGGGGGTGCTTTGGAAAAGCGGCATTGAATATGTTTGAAGCAATTCCTACAAGCAACAGCACAGTAGGAACTTCGACTACAAACATTCAAGGAGTATTCCCTACAAGTTATGACACAGCAATAAGCTTATTAGGTAATCAAGACGCATACGATTTCAATGTTATATATGCACCCGGATTGAATAATCAAAACGGCATATCAGCAATAAATGGACTTATTCAGCTTTCTCAAACAAGAGGAGACAATATCGCAGTAATTGATATGGTTGGCTACGGTCAGAGTATGACTCAAGTTAAAAATCAAGCTACATCTTACGATAACTCCTACGCTGCCACTTATTGGCCATGGGTACAACTTAGAAGCAGAGAGACTGGTAAATTGAATTTTGTTCCCGCATCTACTTTGATCCCTGCTGTATACGAATACAACGATAAAATATCCGCTGAATGGTTCGCTCCAGCTGGTTTGAACAGAGGCGGTCTTTCAACAGTTCTTCAACCCGAGAGAAGATTGAGCGTTAACGATAGAAACTACCTTTATACAGGAAAAGTTAACCCTATCGCTACATTCCCTGGAGTTGGTACGGTTGTTTACGGACAGAAAACACTACAAGCTAAGCCTTCCGCTCTTGACAGAGTAAACGTTAGAAGGTTGTTGATAGCTCTTAAGAGATACATCAAGCAGATTTCAGAGAATTTGGTATTCGAACCCAACACTCAAGTTACTCGTAACAAGTTTTTGAATCAAGTTAATCCTTATTTGGAATTTGTTCAACAGAAGCAGGGTCTTTACGCTTTCCAAGTTGTAATGGACGAAACCAATAACACTCCTGACGTAATCGACAGAAACCAATTGGTTGGATCTATATATCTGCAGCCTACAAGAACTGCTGAATTTATTCAACTTGACTTCAACATATTACCAACAGGAGCTAGTTTTGGCGCCTAATAACGACAAAAGAAAACAAAAACTATGAACGATAATACAAGAATCAGAATCGCAGTACCAGCTCGCCTTTACGAGAGCGTTAAGAAACAATTGACTCTAAAAGAGGGCAAACAAAACTTTGGGTCAGGCATGACTACTGTTAAAGAAAAGAAAATGGCAGAACCAAAAGTTGAAGGTATGAAATCTTCTAAGACTGCTAAAATGGAAACAGAAAAAACCTTAGAAGAAAGAATAGCCGCTTTGGAAGAGATGTTGAATAAAGCAATGAAGAACAGCAAGAAGAAAACCGAAGAAGGAATGGAAGACGAAATCGGATACGAAGCAGGAGAGCAACACCCAGACGACAAACCAGGAGTGCCAAAATCTTTAGCTGGCGGAGAAGAAACGTCAGTAGAAAAAAGTGTTAAAGAAGGAGAATCAGGAGGAACTGATCCCAAGATCGAAAAATTTATGAACGATAATACGTCTTTCATAGATAAGATCAAAATGACAGTTAGCAATAATCCTAAACTTTTGGCGTCTTTGATGTCTACAATCAGTAAAAAAGTATCAACAGATAAAAAAATAGTTAGCACATCAGATACTAAAAAAGCGGGAGAGTATTTAGACAAAGCCGCTGGAAACAAACCAGCAGCTTCTCCTGTAAAAAAATAAAGAACACAATATTTATAAAAGAATTAAACTAATATACTATGCCCGTGCTGGATCCGAATGAAATTATGTTTACGGCTTTTGAACCTACAGTTAACAACAGGTTCGTAATGTACATAGATGGTATTCCATCTTACATGATTAAAAAAGCCGATGCTCCAGGTGTAACTTTAAACGAGATCAAATTAGATCACATCAACGTTTATCGCAAGCTTAAAGGCAAAGCAGAGTGGAAGGACATGAGTCTTTCTCTTTACAACCCAATTTCCCCTTCAGGCCAACAGGCCGTTATGGAATGGGTACGTCTGCACCACGAATCAGTTACAGGTCGCGACGGTTACTCCGATTTCTACAAGAAGGATTTGAATCTTTCTATCATCGGTCCTGTAGGCGACGTAGTTTCAGAGTGGATCATCAAAGGGGCTTTCATCAAAGAAGCATCTTTCGGATCCTACGATTGGAGCATCCCAGATCCTACAGAATTGACAGTATCTATCGGAATGGATTATTGTATACTCAACTACTAATTTTGAATTACTAACGCTATTTGCGTACTTAATTACTAACGAACTAAAACATATTATAAAAATAAAGCCTTCCACTTGGAA